GAGTATCATTTGAATGGAAGTCTAGTCCTGGACTAAGACCCGGCGGTAGAATCGACGATATTAAAACAACGTTTAATATAACTGCAATGATTAATACAAACACTCCTAAACTTATTAAAACTGATTCGGGCTATCAGTGGTATGAATCACATGAAGGATTTCCTAGTTCAGTAGGTGATTGGGATAGACTTAAAGAAATGATTGTTAAAGAAGTATTTGCAGAAGATACTATAACTACAACAGGGCCGGCACAACGAGATCAAAAGCTCGGCGAGCCATTAAAGGTTACTATAGGCGCTCGCGGGTTTACTTATATAAACTCAATAGTACCGGATGGAGCTAACTAAATGCAGCATTTTTATGATGGGCAAATACGCAGGTATATAACACAAATTGTTCGCCTAATGAGTAACTTTAGTTACAAAGACGGTAAGGGTGCATTAACACAAGTGCCAGTATTGTACGGAGATTTAACTCGTCAAGTTGCAAACATTATTAGAGAGAATAGTGAGAATAAAATACCAAGCGCACCTCGTATGGCAGTATACATTACTGGACTTGAAATGGATCGCGATCGGCTAAGTGACAGTAGCTATGTTAATAAAGTTAACATACGAGAACAAGCATATGATAGTACTGGAAAAGAATATTTAAATAAAGAAGGTAAAAACTATACTGTAGAACGCTTAATGCCTACTCCTTATACATTAACAGTAAATGTAGATGTATGGAGTTCTAATACAGATCAAAAATTACAAATTCTAGAACAAGTATTAATGTTGTTTAATCCAAGTTTAGAAATTCAAACAACAGATAACTACGTCGACTGGACAAGTTTAAGTGTAGTAAATATGACAGGTCTTACATTTAGTAGCAGAAGTATTCCTGTAGGAACAGAGAGCGATATTGATATTGCAACACTAACATTTAGTACACCAATATACATTAGTCCCCCTGTTAAAGTTAAACGTCTAGGGGTAATTACATCTGTTATACAAAGTATATTCAACGAAAGTCAAGGCACAATTGATTTAGATCTATCAAGAGCAGGTAGCGGTTTTGAAGATACTCCGCAAGCTAATACTAAGACTAAAGTAGTAGCTGTTGATAATTTTGATAGCGTTACCGGAGTTGAAGAACAAATTATAAATGAAGGTGCAACTGTTGTCGACGTTGACTCTCCTATAATTAATTCACATGATAATTACGGCTTATTAGTAATGGGCACAACTGCTAAACTAGTCCATAAAGGCGTAGTTGGATCTGAAACATGGACTGGATATTTAAAAGGTATGCCGTTTGAATTTAGTACAGGTGTTACCGAATTACGGTTGTCTAGACAAGACTTAACAAATGATATTATAGGCACTGTTGTAGTTAATTCAGTTGATCCTTACGAATTAGCTATTACATGGGATACTGATAGTTTACCTGCAGACACAGTTATTTCTGGACCAAATGGCGATAAGAATAAAATTGATTATATTATTAATCCGTATAAAACTAATCCAACTTCATTAAAATCAGGCAATCCGCGGATACTAATATTATCTGATATTAATGACAGTGAAAATGTTGGACAAGATGCTGGATACGAAACACCTGATAACTATGTGTATGACGGTCCTGATGCATGGAAAAATACAGACGGCACTGACTTTGTAGCTAGTGCTAATGACATTATCGAATGGAATGGTACTGCTTGGACTATTGTGTTTGACTCAAGTGCGCAAGACAGTACAGTTATATATACTTCAAATCTTACTACTGGCAAGCAATACAAATACGAAAACAACGAATGGGTACTAGCATACGACGGCGAATATCCAAGAGGCAGCTGGAGATTAGCGTACTAAGATAATTATTAGTATGAAGCTAGATAATATCATTTGTAGTGGCGCTATTGTGTACGCCCTTAATACTAAACGTTTTTTATTTTTACATAGAGCACAAGGTCGGCATAATAATCTTTGGGGTCTAGTTGGCGGCACTAATGAAGGTGCAGAAACTCCATGGGAAGGTTTAAAGCGTGAAATCTTTGAAGAGATTGGCGAAGTTGATATTATAAAAACAATGCCGTTAGAAACATTTATTAGTAATGATACTAGGTTTCATTTTCACACGTATCTATGTGTAATACAAGAAGAATTTATGCCTGCATTAAATGTAGAACATAACGGATATGCCTGGGTAGAATTCGGTAAGTGGCCAAAGCCATTACATCACGGATTAAACAATACCCTTCGGCATAAAGTTAATTTAGAAAAACTTAAAACAGTATTCAAAGTTATAGATTTATTAGATCATAGTTGAGATCAAAATAGTTTGACCTTCCCAATCATTAACCTTTAACTTCTTTTGTAAATTAAGTCTATAAGCAAATGCATCTGCCTTACGTTGTGCAAGGGCAGCAGTCTGTGTAGGACGTCCTTGTAGAGCATCTTGATCAAACTCTCGTTGTACTTCATTCTTACTTGGTGAGTAAGCTCTTATTTCATATATCATTTTTGACATTTATCGACTCCTTGCGTACATGTATTTATTGTAAACTAAAATTATATGCAATCGAAATCCTAGTTTCATCACTATGATTAGGTTCAACATAATGTGTTAACCACCCAGGAAATAATGGTGTTACAATCATTTATGAAACTGTCCATAATACTCTACGCTTGTAGGGAATGTATCTGTTATTTTTTTCTTACTAATGTTATTAGGTTTAATAATAGTATCTAAATTATATATTTGATCAGGAAACGTGTCGCTCCAAAAATTCATATTACTATGTTTAAAGGACGAATACGGATTTATTTTATGTCCAGCTAACATATATGTATTTGCTCCTAGATTTTGAAATCTATCAGGAATTGAAAGATAGTTAGCTCCTCTTAAATTATATATTTCTTTTAATAATAAACTATCGTTAAACTCTTGATTTTGTATGTCACGCCAGTATTGTGTGTCGTCTCTTACTGTCATTGCATAATGTATTGTAACAAAATCAGCAAAGTCCAAAAACTGTTCTTTATTAACATGGTTAAATGTATGTGCGTCAAAATTATTTAATGTGTCTTTACCTTCTGCAATATTAACAAAGTTTAATAGAAATTCGTGGACGCTCATTAATCCGTTAGATTCTAAAGGTTCAATAAATGCTCCACTAAGGCCAATACTTACACAGTTTTTAACCCATAAACGTTTGCTCATACCGTTACGCATTTTAATATGACGGAACTCCATTTCGTTAGCAACTGGTCCTAGGTATTCTTTAAATTCTGCTAGTGCTTGTTCGTCACTAATGTATTTACTTGCATAATTATACCCTGTGCCAATACGCTCCCATGTAGGTATCTCCCATACCCATCCATAATCAAGTGCTACACTATTAGTATACAATCGTAGTTCTTTTTCTTTATCTTTATATGGCCTTGCTGCTGCCCAGGCGCTATCAGTATAAGTTTTATTATTAAACTCTACCCAAGGTTCGTTCATTGCACCTTCGATTAATACCCGCTTGAATCCTGTGCAATCAAAAAACAAATCGCCAGTTATATTGCCTTGCTTAGTATGTACACTAGTAATAAATCCTTCAGCATCAGTTGTTGTGTCAGTTACATGTGCAACTACACGCTTTACTCCTTTAGGTAAACAGTAATCGTCTCGCAAGTATGCATAAAATTTATGTGTGTCAAAGTGCCAGGCAGCATCGTTTTCTAAACTCCAGGTAGTTCCAACAAAATTATCACCAAATGGTGTTGTTGGAACTTTGTTAGTATCTAAACATTCGCTTATAGGTGACATATCAGATACTAAGTCCTCAAATGAAACTCCTGTTAAAGACTGATGTGCAAACCAATCTGCAACATTAAAGTATCTTTCATCTAGTCTTCCAAATGGATAATGAAATCCTACTCCGTCTTTTTTGTGAAAGTTTTCAAATCTAATACTTAACTTATTAGTTGCATTACATTTTGTTAAAAAGTCAATATCTGGTATTTCTAAAAAATGTTGCCAGCGCCGCATAAGTTGTGTTGTACTTTCGCCTACGCCAACAGCACTAACATCAGCAGATTCTACTACAGTAATATTTTTATTTGGAAATACCTTTATAAGAGTAGCTGCGGTCATCCAACCTGCACTACCTCCACCTACAATTACAATATTATCAAATTTCATATATTATTTTCCATAGTTTAATTCAACATCACTGTTAAAGCTAACAATGGTCTTAGTTGTTGTGTTTTCGTTCACAGGAGCACGGTGAATAACAAAGCTAGGAAATGTTAATACATCTCCTTCCTTAACATCCATAGTAATAACTTCTGTTTGATTCCACGGGTTTATTAATTGTGTTTGTGGAGAACCTTCTGGCATATCTAAGTAGTAAACATTAGACCATTGGCACTGCGTATGTATGTGCCAGCCATGTGTGCTTCCTTCATTATATTGTTGAAACCAAATGTTATATATCTTAAATGCATCATACCCTAGGTCTTTGCATACATGAGTCATATTCTCTAGTATGTACGGCTGTATTAATTTAGTCCAAGATCGGTCCTTATCTGACATTTTATAATCACAATTACTAATATCTAAAGTATCTCCCTCTACTATTTGTTCTCCACTTACTTCGGAATTAATTAGTGCAAGTACATCAGCTTTAATTTTAGTATGGTCCTTTAATTGTGATATTACAACAGGCATATCTAATTTTATCTTTTTCATTAGTTTTTTAATTCTATATTTGCTGTGGAATCTGTTCCCATATTATAGTTAATCTTACCTGTTGGCAATACATTAAAGGAAATATTCCATCTTTCAAAATCATCAATATGCGGCTTAGTCCAGTGATACAACCAGCTCGGAAATAATAATAGTTTGCCCGGCATTGGTGCAATATATTCAAACGGGGCATACCCGTCGGATCTAAGAACTTCTAATTGATTCATAGTTCTTGGCATTACTGGATCTTCAAATCCAACAGGCGCACCTTCGGTCATATAAAAGATTCCGCTAAGATAACTCATAGAATGTCTATGAAATTTATGATTCATCCCACTGTTTGGTTTTGACATATTACACCAAGAAGACGATATTTCAAATTTCTCACAATCATAACTATACCTAGTTCTAACGTCTTCTAAACATTCGTTTATAAATTCAAATGGTTCGTTATAATGCGGAATTGTGTGTATATTGGCTAACGAAGAATATGCTTCATGCTCTTTAAACGCTTCGTTTCTTAGTAACTCAATAATGACATCGTATGTTTTTCCAGTTTGCTGGTACTCTAATACTTCAACTGGAAACAGTGAATGTGTTTTAGGTTTTGTCATTATTAATGCCCGCTATTACGTCTAGTACTGACGGCTTCACCGTTAGCATTTTTCATAGTTTCCATTTGTGTGGCTAAGTTATCATGTACTAATTGATTAGCAGTTTCCCAAGGCATTCCCATTGCTGGTCTGCCGTCCCACTTTAGGTCTCTACTCTGCCCGGCAGCATCGACATATTGTATAAATGCTTGTATTTGTTCTGTACCTTTAAATGCACCTTCGCGCCAATGGTTAAGATCCCTTCCTGGATAAATTAATACATCTCCTACCCCTAAAGATACGTATTCAAGAGTTTTATTTTTATGTTTTACTACTAACTGCCAATCATCATGTACTGGATCATTTTCTAAACATAACGATATTGTATATTCAGAACTGCTACGATCTAAATGCGGATCTAGCCTCGCATTAGTTCTATATATTCTTCCATATGAGTATGTAGGCAACAGTTTCTTACCAACAGCTTCTTCAATATGCGGCTGTATTAGCAATGATAGTGTTTCTATAAATATTGGAGAATATATTGAAAAACTTTCAGTAAGTCCAATTTCTTTACCTACCCCATCACCTCCTCCATCCATTAGATCTACACAAGTTGATACCATTCTAAATTCTGCACTAGCAAACTTACATATTTCTTCGCTAACTACGTTGCGCAATACTATTGCAAAATCTTTTGAGTCTAATTCATTAATCATAATACTGGTACCATTCCAAATTGATCATACGGTGTTCCTGTTTCATCATGTACATCAAATCCTAAAGTTAATCGATGTCCTTCAAAAGCAGAAAGTGATTCTACTTTATGTCGCCTATGTCCAGGGCCAATGTATATATTTCCTACTTCATTGTTAATATCATATTCCTCAAATAGCGTTGTGCTATCTTTAGGATCTATACAAACATATCCATGCCACGGATAGTCGTGTCCGTGCCAATCTAATACTTCATTGTGCAAATGACGATTTAACCAACTTTGCATCCACAAAGGTCTATCGTCGCCTACGTGTTCTCTAATAATACTACATACTTCTTTAAATAAATTAAAAAATGTAGGTGACGGTGATGTAACTGCAAATATGTTATAATATCTATAGTTCCAAGTTAAATCTGTTACTGACAAATGTTCTTTTACATGAGCCTGTGCTATATCTAAGTCATTAATCATTAGCAATTGATGATCAATTACTGTTTGTGATTTATGTATTTTATAATCCATAGAATCTAAAAGTGTGCTTAAAATCAAAATATTTTTCCTAAATTAATGTTTAGTACGCATCTATAATTGCTTTTTTTAGCAAATGAACTTGCATGATAATAATGTCCAGGAAATACAACTACCTTTCCCTTTTCAGGAGTTATTCTTTGTTTAACAGTAAATTTGTTTTCTTTCATTACATCAAAGTCTTCACTATAATCTTCATTTGTTTCATTAAAAATAACAGTATCCCCGTCGCTGTCATTTACATAATAAATTGCATTATAGTGCGGATACATACTATCAATGTGCGGCATATGCCAAGGAAGCGTTGACAATGGATTTGCGTAAGTTAAGTTAAACCGCATCCTTTCAAGTAGGTTAAATTTAATATCAGTACCCTTTAATTGATCTACTATACTTAGATACAACGGGTATATAGAATCAAATGTTGGCGACACTTGTTTTTGTTCTTCAAAAAGAAAGTGATTAAACCCTTGAATATTTGCTTCATCTTTTAATGTTGCTTCGGGAGTAACTAGGTTAGTATTAAAATACCAAGGAAACTGTAAGCTAGTAACTTTCTCATGTATAAAGTCTTGATATCCTGGCGATACTACATTTCTAATTTCGATAATATCGTTCATTATCCGCCCCTTGCAAAAAATACTAATGTTAATCTAGCACTATCGTCTGTTGAGCCAAAGAACTCATTAGGAGAATGCCAAACTTTTGGGTCAAACATTACACATCTGTTATATACATTTTCAATAACAGTATTAGGTGTAAAGAAAGATCGGTGCTCTTCTCTATACTTGCTTATACTTTCTCTGTCTTTGGGCGTAGCATACAATATGTCTTGTTTAAACTTATCATTATATTTGGCAGCCTGAGCATCGTGTCGATCGTTATATATTGTTGTACCGCTATTAGCAGCTGGATTAGGATTTAAATATATTAACCCAGACACAGATAGCGTAGGATCATCGTCGTGTACCCATCCATTGCCATAACTACTATCGATCAAATGGAAGTTTGCCCATAAATCACTAAATCCACGAAACATAGGTAAGTGCTTCAGTAGTCCTCTAGCTAGCAGTTCAAATGACTCGCCGTCAATTTGATTTAAAAAGGGACTTCGCTTTCCTGGATATGTACTAGGGTTTTCTCCAGCAACTTCGTAATGCTGTGATAATGCTAATTTTCTCCACAAACTAGGACTTTCAAAGAAGTTATCAATTATCTTAGTAGGTAAAAACTTTGTTTTTCTTCTATTTTTTAAGTCGTTCTTAGCAATAAGCTCTGCACTATTTCGTGCATTATTATTGATAGTAGTTATATCAATTGTCATTATGTGTTCCCAAAAAATACTAATGTTAATCTAGTGTCGTCTTTAGTGGTACCAAAGAAGTTATCAGCACTGTGCCAAGTCCTTGGATCAAACATTACACATCTATTCCATACACAATCTACATTTATTGCTGGTTTAAAAAATGCACGTTGTTCATCTCTATATTTTGCATATCCTTTTCTTACTTCTGGATCTGTACTTAATACATCTTCCTGAAACAATTTAGAATAATGCTCTCCGTTAATATCAGCTGCGCCTTCGTACATAGTAGTTCCGGTATTTAACGTAGCACCTTTATTTAAATATATAATACCTGCAACGTCATGTTCTGGATTGTCGTCATGCACCCATCCTTTACCCCAGGTCTCGTCTATTAGCTGAAAGGTAGATTCTACTTTGCTTAGACCAGTAAACATAGGTAACTGTTCTAGTAATCTAATTTCTAATATTTCGTATAGTTCAGAACTTAATTCACTTAACATTGCTGTTCTTGTGCCTGGCCAAGTGCCCCTTTCGCCTTTATAGTATTCTTGAGCTAATGCAAAGTCTCTCCATAAACTAGGAGTTTCAAAAAAGTTATCAATTATAGTAGTAGGAATGTGGGGGCGATCGGCTCGTACCATTAAATTTTCTCCGCAGTAAAGTTCATAGTTAACACTATTCTTGACGGTTCCATTTTAGGACACGAACTTGCATGATAGTGGTTGCCGTCAAATATAGTAAATTTGCCTGCCTCTGGAGTACTACGATGCTTAGTGGAATACTTGTCGCTTTCCTCAGTTTGATTAAAAATGATTGTGTCGCCATCGCAGGTATTTAAATAGTACAATGCAGTATAATGATCAACGTCAAAATCAACATGCGGAGTATTATACACATATGGCATATTTGGTAATGTATAACGGGTTTTTAAAAGAAATCCTAATCTAAGACGCAATGTTGATACTAGCTTTAGACCTGCTGCTTCTATACCCTTTAAATACATTGGTGTAAATATATCTAGATATTCGCTTTGATTGCCATCACTAGCAAATAATAAATGAGAAAATCCCGGAGTACTAATACTTTTTTTATTTCCTAATTCGTATGTAGTATCTTCTAAATAATGCCAAGGAAAATCAACGCCTGTTACAGTATTATACATTTTACGTTGGTATTCACTATCAACTAAGTTTGGTATTTCTATAATATCAGTCATCTTTTATCCTATAAGTTGTTCTATCAGTCCTAGCTTCGGGTTGTTCTGTAGCAAGACGTTGCCAACACGGAATACTAATAGATAATCGTTTGTCCGAAGGCTCTGCACAATGGTATGCCCTTGACGGAATATAAAGTGCATCGCCCGGTGTTAATGTTACGTCAATTGCAGTACGTAGTGTATCAGTATTTACCCTGCCGTTCATTCTACCTGTTTTAAAAAGATATGATATTCTATTTTCATATACTCGCCAACGAGTTTCTCCTTCAACTTGTATTATAAAGTTTGCTGGATAATCGTCATGTATTGTAAACGACTTAGATTTTTTTAGGCCAGCATATACGTGTATTGCTGCATGCACATCAAACATTTGTTCAAATGTATCTAGTAATGCATTTGTACTAGCATTACGATACCCGTAATTTGTAATAATTAAAGTATGTCCATGATTAACATTATCAAATAGGAATTTTTTATCTTGAATAGGTTTATGATAATTCCACGTCTTAGCGTGTGCAGGTATATTTACTTTTTGATTGTCATGATCAACTAATTCAAAATCATAAAAAGAAGGATTATTCATGCAGTCTGCAACATCGTTCCATGTTAATAGATCTGAAGGATTATCAATAAAGTCTTTAAAGAAACACGCTTTGTCATCGTTTTCTAAGTCAACTTTTGTGAATATTCTTTCTGCAATATTATTATACATCAACCATCCTCATATTAAATGCTAACGAAATACGTTCGTTATCACTAGTACTAGGCATTACGCCGTGTGGAACATATGACGGAAACAAAATTAATCTTCCAGTCTTTGGAGGATATCGACAAGTTGCTCCGCTAATAGCAGTGAAGTTGTCTATTTGGCCTGCTGAAGAAATTACAAAGTCTTCTGTAAAGTTTTTATAAAAAATTAATTCGCTCTGATCTTGTTCAGCTTGTACATAGTATGTTCCGGAAATAAATGATCCGCCATGTGTATGTATTTGATTAGAGTTACCTTTTTGATTTACATTAAACCATCCATTAAGCATTTCTAATTTATATGCACCGTTAACATACCCATAATCATTAAGACAACTCATTGACATATCTGCAACAGCATCTACAAAATCTATAAACTCGTTGTGTTCTTGTAATTTAAAGTCTTTCGATTGCCATCCACCATTGTTACTAATTAGTCGACCATCTGGATCTTCTGTACGTAGTTTATTACATAACTGCACAATAGGGGTGTTATCTATATTAGTATCTTCCCACCATACAGGTGTCGGAAAGTAAAAATCTGTATTCATCTAAAAACGTCCTTCATACTAAGTGTGTCGTGTTCAAAAGCAAATGTATGACTCCATCTAAAATCAATAGTTGGATCTATATAAGGACAATGCGGTGTGTTTGACTTATACATTGTAATCTTTGAATATTCTCCTGGTACCATTGCTAGTTTTTTAAATCCAAATTCTTCTGCTTCTTCATCACTAAAGTTTTTCCATTGCGGTAGTCTATTAGTTAACGATAGGTTTTTATATCTGTTATACAGCGGGTGTGTGTCATCAACTTGAAAGTCATAAAGTAACCCATGTACGTTTCCTGTATATTCGTATAAGTTAGTTCCGCTGCTTCCATAAGGATGATTACTAAGCCACAAGTTGCCAACAATGCCGTTTGGGTAATCAATGTGCGGTATTCTAAATGCTTCTATAGGTTTACTTTTATCCTTCCAATATAAGTTTCCCCATTCGTGTACTGTGTTATTAACTATAGAGCTTTCTACATTGTTAATGTAATATCTTATTATAAGTTCAATTACACATCTTGTCAACCATTCCGGTAAATGAATTGTGTCGAAGGGATTTGGATCAGTAGATGTACCTGCGTTATTATTCTTTACTACTGGAAATGCTGCAATAAGATTCTTATAAGTTTCAAAGCAGTTTCCGTTAAACGGGTTATCGGCAATCCAATATCCTGTTTTTTCAGTTAATGCAACGTACTCAACATTCCATTCTTCAATTGTTTTAACTAACATTTCTTTGTCAAAAGAATTAGCATCAGGAGTACAAAAATTAAAATTTATTGTGTTATCCATTACCGGGTCCAATATTCATAGTCATTACAATTCTTTCTTCGTCTGATTTACTTTCTTGTACCCTATGCTTTAGCCAGGCTGGAAAAATAAGAACATCGTTAGTTTCGCACGGCACAGCTTTCCATAATTCTTCTTCAGGTATAATAGGAGTATTAGCTTTATGATATTCCAAAGGATCTCTAAATTCAATAAACCCACCTTCTTTAGGAAGTTTAAGATATGCAGTAACTACAAATAATGAAAAATTATGATTATGTTCTAGAGTTGCGCCACCCTTTTTATGAGTGTTAATCCAAGAATTAGTTACAGTTGATCCACGGTGTTTATCAAAATTATTATGTTGCCAAAGTAAATCAAGTGGGTCGCCTATCCACTGTCTAAAGTCGTGTAGCTCTGGCCAAGTATGTGGTGGATCTTGTGGTGCTGACGCAGTTGAAAACGCTGCGCCAGTTTCTAAGACCGAATTATTAGGTGTTTGTGAGGTAAGTTCAGATATTAAACTAGTTAAGGTCTCGTATGGAAAATTATACTTAAATTTCCATACAAGTTTTGGAAACGGCGATACATCAATTGCATTAAGCTGTTGCGACACTTGACTCATAAGTATCTTTCGCTAGCTGTAATCCCATGATGCAACCTTCCATCTTTGTTGCATCTTCTAACAACTCTTGTCTTCCTTGGAAGTCAATAGATGTAATCCCATAAGGATTTAATTTAACATCAGCAAAGTCTTTTTCCATCTCTGCTAATTTTTCTTTTGCTTCTGCTAAAGATGCTTCTACTTTAGTAATTGCGATATCGAGTTCGATATTGAAGTCCATAATGTATTTCTCCTATTGTGTTTGTACTTAGTCATTACTGCCATGGTTCTTTTTAATCTTGACTTGAGGCTGTCGTGCTTTAAAAATATAGAATCGTTTGAATAGTTAAATGCTTTTTCTAATTCTTTGTCATCTTGCGTTGCATCGTCGACTATTAAATCTATATTGCTAATATTAAAATTACGCTGCACTGGAATATAGTGCATTAATGGTGTACCTGCTTTAATTAGTGTTTCGCCTTCTAACACATGCCAATATAACTGTGCATTAACTACGTGTCCATAACGAGGATCTAATATCCCATGTGCTGCTGTAAAGCGAGCTTCGTTATTATATGCTATAGGGACCTGTAATAATAAAATATCATCAGACGCTTTTACTCTCCAAGGTGTGTCTACTTTTACAGCTACCTTTAATGATTTTTTAGGATCATCTAATGTAATTTCTGTTTGATGTTGGTTATGGTATCCAATATATCGTTTATTATCACCATCTTCGGTATTAAATCTTCTTGCTTCGGACCATTCAAATGTTGTATTATTATTTGCATCAGTTCTTATTGTAAAGTCTGCAGGAGCACATACTACATACCCCATTGACACTAATTTAGTAATTCCAGGGCAGTTTTTGGTGTGCATACTACCGTTATCTGGATCAGGAGGATCATTCCGTTGCATCCAACTACGCTTTAGTTTATGCGCAGGTATAATCGGAAAGACTTCTGCAACGCCAGGTTCCATTGAGTAAAAACGAACCCAAGACTTTTCTTTTTTAAACATCATCGATCCCATTATATATACGTTGTTTTAAAAATTCATAGTGTGTAGGCATTTTATTTACTTCTTCTATTATATATTTTTCGTATGCTTCAAAGTTCTTTTTTGTAAACTCTAACTGTTCTAGTCTGTTAGGTTTACTAAGTATTATTTCTTTTGTTGACAATGGTCTAAATCCCATACCGGCAGCAATATATAATGCAGCAACAAATGTAGTATCTGGATACTTCCTAGCACTAGTTACTGTTCCTAGTAGGTTTGTATACTGTTGGCTTTTAGGTAACCATTCTTCAAAGTAGTTTTTTTCGTATTCGTGTTCTTCTGTGCAATATTTCCAGTAAGGTGTATCAGTACGCATTGAAAGAGAATAATGCATAGAAATAAAATCTCTAAACTTTAATACTTCTATTTCTGTACTAAAGTTGAATGCTTCTATTTCTGTTCTACCAATAAAGCCGTTTCTTCTGTTTAACATCTCTACTAGTTTAACAATGTTTTCGTGTGTTGTCAAGAGGCCTGTTGACTCTAATGGTTCAACAAATCCATAACTTAGACCAATGCCTACTACGTTCTTAACCCACGCACGTTCTCTTCTACCATGTCGCATATTAACGTGATACATCTCTGCATTTTCTGCACGTTCTATTGATCCGGTTGTTTTTAAGTGTTCAATAAACTCTTGTTTAGCATCTTCAGCAGTTGTAAACTTTGACGAATACACATAGCCTGTACCAATACGATTCCATAATGGTATGTGCCAAACCCAACCATTACCCAATGCATGACAGTCGGTGTAGTTGTGCATTTCTTCATCTTTGTTCTCGTAAGGCACACGGCAAGCCCAGGCACTGTCATTATGTAAGTGGCTATCAAAGGATTTAAACTTTGATCCCATACATTGCTCTAACAACATAGAACTAAATCCAGTACAGTCTAACCAAAGATCTGAAGTTAATACAGTTCCGTTATCTAATGTTAAACTTTCTAAATTACCTTTATCATCTTTTTTCTGATCAACTACTGTAGCTTTAATGTGTTTAACATTATTAGGAAGTGCAACTTTATCTCGCATGTACTCGCCAAATAATTTTGCATCAGTGTGATATGCAGTATCCCATTTAAAATTATAATGTCTATAAAAGTTACCGTCATTGGCAGTTTGTTTATTTGCATCAGCTATGTGTGTATGCAATGTAGCATAAAACCTAGCAAATGTATCAGGAGTATATTCATTAGGGTATAGTGTTGCTAACTCTGAATGTGTTTCAACGCCGCCTATTTTGTCTGTTAAGTCTAAACCTTCACTAAAGGGATATTGAAAACTAGTTCCGTCATTTTCTCTAAAATTTGTAAATCGAATAGAGTTCTTATATGTTGCATTACAAGCAGCCATCCAATCTTCGTCTTCTAGACCTAAGTAATCTAAAAACAAATTAATTTGTCCTAGTGTACTTTCTCCAACGCCTACTGTTGCAATATCAGGTGATTCAACTAGAACAACATCAACCTCTGGACACAGTTTACTTAGTGCAGCAGCAGCCATCCATCCACTAGACCCACCGCCAACTATAGTAGTAGTTTTAATCTTCATAGTTGTCAACACCGCCATATATCTCATCTTTTAAGAACTGATAATGACTTGGCAATGTATCCATATATTCCGTTAAGGTTTCCTGTTGTTTGTGATATTCTTGGCGCGAATGCTCTAATGCTTCTATGCCGTTAATGGTGATTGCAGACCTTGCATCACCATTACTGTATTCTTCGCGAACTGTTTCTGGAGTTGAATGCGTATTAATTCCCATACCGGCGGCTATATAGTTTGCACCTTGGTTTGCTTCTTGAAAGGTATTTGCACTCTGAAGAGCTACTAATAAATTAGTATAAACATTATATTGAGGAATAAAATCATTAAACTGTAAAGGATGATATTCGTTAGTTTGAGTTGCCCAGCGCCAATAAGGAGTATCAGTACGCATTGATAATGCATAGTGCATAGATACAAAATCTCTAAAGCCAACTAAGTCATACTCTACACTAAAGTTATATGCTTCTTTTTCTGAATTAGTTATATATCCTTTGCGTCGATTTATTAGATCAACTAATTTAAGAATGTTTTCGTGTGTAGTTAACAATCCTGTTGACTCTAATGGTTCAACAAATCCGTAACTTAGGCCAATACCTACTACATTTTTTACAAATGCTTTGCGTCGATATCCGTGTTTAATTTTTATATGGAACATGTCTGCGGCATCAGCAATTTCTTTTCCGTATGTTGCTTCTAGATGTTCTTTAAATTCTATCTGTGCGCCTTCTTTACTAATAAACCTACTAGAGAAACAATAACCTGTACCAATTCTACTCCATAGCGGAATGTTCCATACCCATCCATTGCCAAGTGCATGACAATCAGTAACATTGTGCATTTGCTCTTCTCTATTAGTATACGGAAGTCTACATGCCCACGCACTGTCATTAGCAAGATGTTTATCAAACGGAATAAACTCTTGACCCATCCATCCTTCTAATAACATTGATTTAAATCCAGTACAATCAATAAACAAATCAGCACATACGTTAGTTCCGTCTTCACATAATATTGTAGTAAGATTTTCTTTACTGTCTTTAATATACGAATGCACGTCACCTATTTTATGCACTACACCATTAGGAATACATATAGCATCTTTTAAGTACTCTCCAAATAATCCGGCATCTAAGTGATATGCAGTATCATACTCAAAGTTAAAATGCCTTAGTGCGCGGTCTTTATTTCTAGTTTGTTTATTATGTAATGCAAGTGCAGTATTAGATGATGCATACATTTTTGCAAATGTATCAGGAGTAAATTCGTCGGGGTATAATGCAGCTAGGTGTCCGTGTGTTGCTAATCCTGAATTACAGTCAGTAAAATCATAGCCAGCACCAAATGGATATTCAAAACTAGTTCCGTCATTTTCTCTAAAGTTTGTAAAACGAATAGAGTTTTTATATGTTGCATTACATGCAGGCATCCAGTCTTCGTCTTTTAACCCTAGTAATTTTAAATACCTGTTTATGTGCCCTAGTGTACTTTCTCCGACTCCAACAGTTCCGATCTTTTTAGATTCAACTAATGTAACAGTTACATTAGGGCAAAGTTTACTTAGTGCAGCCGCTGTCATCCAGCCGCTTGATCCACCGCCAATAATTGCTATATTTTTAATATCCATAAAAACTCCTAGTTTGTGTATATCTAATATTTATAAGCACTTCGGCACATAATTTTTAAATGTGGTAAGACAGAACCAGGAGCCTTAAAGACTCCTGATTTATATTATAAAATTTGTAGTTTATGCAGTTGCAGTATAAGCTGGACCAGTAGTCCTGTACCTATATACACCTCTAGTACCTTTGTATAGCATTTCAGCAGCATCATAAGTTAACGTAAGATTTGATGCGTCTAACGTTACTACTATGTTATCTTTCTTTACAAACGATACTAAGGGACATGAAGTCGAGTTTCCAAGTCCTATGTTATCTACAAGTACTGGGCTAACAGCAGTTAGTGTTGGCATAATTATTCTCCTTTAAATTCTTTTATTACTGATTGCCGTGCCATCCGCTACAACGTTTCCAGCATGGCATTTCTATACTAGACAGTTTGGCTGGGTTATCAGCACTTGGTTCAGTAACTGCCTCTAGTGCCATCTGCTCTTCCTCTGTTACAGCTTCAGCGCTAGCTGGAACCGCAGCAAATGTTGATTTAACTCCTGCAATATGCGAGGCCCAAGGACCTGATGCGCTTATACTACCTTCAGCAGCAATCTCTTTATAAATCATGTCTAATTGATCACCTACATCACCGTATGCAATTTTTCTTGCTATTTCTGGATCAGTAAATGGAGCTCCTCTCTCTACCCATATCATTGTTTCTTGTGCCGGGCTCCACTCTAGTGTCCAGTCAAGTTGTACATCGTCAGGTGCGTCTACCCATTGGATAGTTGCATCGTCTCCGTTGTAAATTTCAAAATCGTCTCCGGGCTCTTCAATCTGTCCAATTGTTCCCTGAATATCCATTAATGCTTTTTTCATTTTATCTATACTCCGTTATTACGGCCATTCCAGGTCGTCCATTTGAGCCTCTATGGCTATTGTAATATCCACCGCGGCCACCTGAGCCCGGTGCGCTGTGTGATTGGTGATTGTGTGCGAAGTTACCACCTTGTGGGTGACCTCCTGCTGTTGAGCCGCCCCAAAAACTCTTTCCACCAGGGCCAATACTTTCGTGATGACTGCCGCCACCACCGCCATATATGTTTACTGTACCACCACTACCTACGCCACCTAAGCCGCCTGAGTGTTGGTTATTTCTATTTGCTCCATATCCACCGCCGCAAGATAGGTAAGGTCCAAAGCTACTACCACCTCCATTACCGCCTGCACCTGAATAATATGTGCCATTTGATTCACCACTAATTGATACTGACGAACTTGAAATACCAGTTACATCGAGTATACGTTCTGCATAGCCACCAGCTCCGCCACTTTCTCCGTGACCAGATCCAGCACCACCGCCGCCTACTAATGCAATATGTATATACCTAACGCCTGAAGGTCTATTCCATGTACCACTACCAGTAAATGTTTGAATACTACGAAGTCCAATATCACCGTAAACGTTACTACTACCATTTGAGCGTAAAACTTGATTAGCACTACCAACTGATGTTAGTCCAGTACCACCTTTGGATACTGCTGCTGTTCCCGTAACAACATTAGTACCTAAATTAACTGCGTTCGTTGCTAGTTTATTAGATCCAACAGCACTGTTAGCTATTTTAGCAGTAGTTACTGCATTGTTAGCAATATCAGAATTTTGAACATTGCCGTCAACAATGCTGTCTGAAGTAATCCTTTTTAGTGAATCGTAATTAAATGCCATTTCTTTTCCTCTTGTATATACTTATCAATAAAACATTGTTACTACGCAGTAACCTGGGCGTCCATTTGAGCCTCTATGGCTGTTAAAATAGCCTCCAGCTCCACCTGAGCCCGGTGCGCTGTGTGATTGATGATTATGACTAAAGTTACCACCTTGTGGGTGTCCAGCTGCTGTTGAGCCGCCCCAATAGCTATCTCCACCGACAGCGGATCTGTTATGATGTGATTGGCCACCACCGCCATATATGTTTACTGTACCACCACTACCTGTGCCACCTAAGCCGCCTGAGTGTTGGTTATTTCTATTTGCTCCATATCCACCACCTGCTGACAAATACGGTCCGAAGCTACTACCACCTCCATTACCACCTGCACCTGAATAATATGTGCCATTTGATTCACCACTAATTGATACTGACACACTAGAAGTTCCGCTCATATCAAGTATGCGTTCTGAATAGCCACCTGCTCCGCCACTTTCTCCGTGTCCTGAGCCTGCTCCGCCACCACCTGTAATCTGTACTTTAATGTATCTAACGCCACTTGGCCTTGTCCAGGTGCCACTGCCTGTAAACACTTGCATGCCGTATAATCCAGTAGGCGCATAAACTAGTCCGTTATTGCCAGAGTTTATAGTTAGTGCTTGATTAGCACTACCAACTGATGTTAGTCCAGTGCCGCCTTTGGCTACTGCTGTTGATCCTGTAACAACGGTAGTACCTAAGTTAACTGCACTTACAGCAAGGTCTCCTGATACAACTGTGCTATTAGTAATTTCATCACTAGCAACTGCGTTACTAGCTAGGTCTCCGGTCTGTACTGTGTCGTTAACAATACCTGCCGTTGTAATTTTTTTTAGTGAACTATAATTAAATGCCATTTTCTAACCTTTGCCTCTTGTTTAATAGTAATTAGTCACTACGCAGTAACCCGGACGTCCATTTGAACCTCTGTGTCCGTGATGATATCCACCTGCTCCGCCACTGCCCGGTGCGCTATGATTTTGATGATTATGACTAAAGTTACCACCTTGTGGGTGTCCAGCTCCTGTTGAACCTCCCCAAAAACTAGATCCTCCTGTCGCTGAACGTCCGTGGTGATTAGTTCCACCACCGCCATATGTATTAACGTTGCCACCACTACCTACGCCACCTAGGCCGCCTGAGTGTTGATTGTTTCTATTTGCTCCATATCCGCCACCTGCTGATAGGTAAGGTCCAAAGCTACTACCACCTCCATTACCGCCTGCACCTGAATAATATGTGCCATTTGATTCACCACTAATTGATACTGATACAGAACTAATACTACTTACGTCAATAACTTTTTCTGAATAGCCACCTGCTCCGCCACTTTCTCCGTGTCCTGAGCCACCGCCACCGCCACCTGTAATTTGTACTTTAATATACCTTACATTAGATGGTCTGTTCCATGTGCCACTGCCTGTAAACACTTGCATTCCTTGAACACCGTGTTGTTTGCTGCTAATTGCTGAACCATTAGATATAATAGTACGGAAAGCTCCCCCATAAGGATTAGTTGTGCCTAAGCCTCCTTTTGATACTGGTAAAGTTCCTGTAACAACAGTAGTGCCTAAGTTAACTGCGTTCGTTGCTAGTTTAGCTGCTGTAACATTGCCGTTAGCAATTTCAACATTAGTAACTGCATTAGATCCAAGATCACTTGCAGTGATAGCGCCATCAACAATACTTGCTGATGTAATCTTTTTTAATCCGTTATAATCAATAGCCATTTTGTTTCCTTATTAGATACCGTGTGTAATTAGCCAACCATTAGTAGTACCTGACCAAACTAATGAAAAAGCAGCACCTTGAGTATTTACTGTCATAGTATCTATGCTTCCCATAATTCTTTGGCCGTTATTACCGACAGTTAATGCTCTAACATTAAACGTTCTGCCATAGTCAATAAAGTGAACTACTGCACCTACTGCTGAACCTGTTGGTAGAGTAAGTGTTAATGCAGTTGCTCCGGTATTAACTAAATACCTTCCACCATCTACTACTGTTGTATTAGCTGCTTGTACTGTCCACGGTCTTCCGTATTCGCCTTCCATATATGTTTTAGTTATTAAATCATAATCAGTTGATGGTACATGCGCAGAACTTGCTTTAACATTGGCGCCGTTTACAGTTAAATCACCACCTAGTGTAGTTGTTCCAGTTCCAACGTTAAACGTATTTGCTCCATTAACAGATAAAGGACCAGTAAAAAGACCACCCGTTGCTGTAATGTAGCCACCTGTATTAACATACAGCATATAGTCTGTACCATCTGATGCTAAACTAACAAACGAGTCAGCTCCCATTGCAAATGTTGTAGCATCTGCCCCTGCCATTCGTATAGTGCCAGCCGGAGTTGATAAAGTTACTACACCGCCAGTGCTATTATAAAATGACTGATGTGCACCAGGAAACATCGACGGCATCGGTAGCGTTATTGTATATGGCGCTGTACCAGTGAGCTGCACAAATTGCCCTGTGCCTGGCGCTTGTATAGTTCCAACACCATCTCTACTTGCTACTGGATATATAGTATTATATCTTGGCATTATTCACTCCTTATGTAATTGACGTTTCGATACCGTAAACTGTTGCCGATAATGATGCGTTTACGCTAGATACTGCTACTAGGTTTAACCCTGCTTGCATAACTAAACCAGTTCTTTCAAATACGCCTTTGCCAGCAATTACTGTGTCGTATTCAATGTATTCTGCAATTCCAGGTGTTGCAGCATTTGTTGCCAATGCTAACCTTACTGTTACTGCTGTTGTAGTTGTGTTTGTTAATGATACGTTACACACTGTATACGAACCAACTGGCACCGTATACACTGTAGTATTTGCTCCTAACACGTTCCCAACTGCTATTGGGGTCTCTAATCTTCCTGTTGCCATTTCTTTTCTCCGTTTATCGTTGCATAAAGAATGCAAGTGCTACTGGCGTACCAGTTATTCCACCTGTAAAGTTCATTCTTGACGTTATGTTAATACCAGCTCCTGTAGTAGTACTTATCGAATTTCCTGCAATATACACAATACCTGATGTTAATGTGTTTACATTCAAACTACTCTGACCGCCACCAATCTGTGCTGTAATATAAGCTCTGATCGCTCGCTGTGTTGAAACAATGTTATCACTATCAGCTGTAAAGAATGGATCTGTACTAAACTGCGTAATGATAGCACTATCAATACCTAGTTCTAATGCACCAAGTTGCAAGCTGTTCAATCCACTTAGGTTGAACGCACTAGCATTTAGTGTAGCAGTACCAGTTGCCTGTTGTACTCCAAACAAGTCACCAACGTTAAAGTTACCGTCTTGGTCAGTACTTGTAAAGAATGCTCGTCCACCACCACTAAATAATTCTTGATTTGCTAGAACTGCTTTAGTAATATCTACAAATGGGTAGTTAGTCTGTGTCTTGTTACCAGTACCAATATATAGATAATCGTGTCCAGTACAACGTACTTGTGAGTATTTAATTCTAGTTGTAACCTTATCTCCATGACTTGGTGCCTTTAACACCGTTAGTCCTGGATTTAACTGCAATGTAGCACTATAGTTACCTTTTGATCCTAATAGATTAGTTACAGTAACTAGCTTATAGTACTCATCTGGTAAACTTGCAAATTCAACGTTTGCACCTGCAGTTGGTGCTTCGTATAGTCCACTTACGTCAATAAACGTACTTGGTTGATACAAATTAGCATGGCCGTCACCAGCAGTTGTTGATGTAGCAGTTGTATTATCAGCACCTCTATTAGTGAAACTTGGGTTACCAAGTGCGCCATCGCCTGTTCTAATACGCAAGTTACAAGTTTTAACTTTGTTAGGATCAGTTAATGTATATATTGGTCCAGCTGTGTAATTACCACTTAGTGCAGTAGTAGTTATTAATGTAACTGGAGTTTCATTAGCTGTTGAAGCTGATACTTTAAACGATGTATTTGTAACAATGCTTGACGCAATTACATAATAAGTTATGTCTTCTAGAAGTCCACTAGTTGACATTCCTCTAAACTCAATTGGTTGATTATCTACTAAGTTAGTAGTATCGTTAGTTGTAATAACACTTCCTGTAGCATTGGTTGCAGTCACAGGACCTTTTGGATAACCTGATCCTGGCTCAATCATACGTACTTCTGTTACTGTACCACTTGCTACTGCAACTCGTCCAGTTGATTGTGCTCCTGTTCTAAGTGTTGCTGCTATTGTTCCTGTTGTTCCAGATAATACTGACCATATTGGTTTATCATCTGTATTACCAAATGCTGCTGCTCTCCAGTTTGAACTGCTTGGCATAGCTCTCTGTGTCCAAGTAATACCATCTGGACTAGTTGCTGCTATAGTGTTATTTGACACTACTACAAACAACCCTTGTCCGTATGCAATTTTATTATACGTAGTACTTGCTGGTAATGTTGTAGCAACCCAGTTAAGTCCTTTATCTATACTAATTGCTGCTTTAGTTGAAGCTGTACCAGTCTCAATTGCAACAAAGCGTCCGTTGCCGTATGCTACGCTTCCCCATGCAGCAGTCGAAGGCATAGTGCCACCAGCTGTCCAAGAGTTACCATTATCAGATTTTGCTGTTACATTTGTTCCAGTTGCAATTGCTAAGTAAACATCGTTGCCATATAGTACATCTGAATATGTTCCTGAACCAAGTGTTGGAATAGTTCTGCTAATCCAACTAGTTGCATTAGTACTTGATATTGCACTACTTGCTCCACCTACAGCAACAAAAATTCCGTTACCGTATGTTAATGATGTTAAATCAGTTTTTCCTGTACTGCCGCCTGCAGTCCATGCAGTTGTTCCTGCAATGCCTGCTGATGTTGTGTAACAGTTATCGTCAGTTGATGTAGCAACTGCTACATATTTTGCATTAGAATCAAGTACTGTAATTGTTGGTGTAGTAGTATAACCTGCACCTGATTGCTGTACAGTTAATTTAACAAGTCCATCTGTTGCACCTGCTTCGGATGTTCTAGACGGTATTAATACTGCTGATACACCAATGTGTGTTAATACTGCGCTTCCGCTTGCAACTGCTCCTGTAGCATGTACTGGACCTGTTGCTGCTGTTGTACCAGCAGTTGTTACTCTATACCAGTTTGTGACGTTAGGTGAAACACCTGTGTTAACATGGTATAAAATATCATTTAAATCTTCTGCTGTACTTGCTGCCCATGCAGTACCAACAAACGGTGCTGTAAGTGTTATTGTTGGATCACTAAAGTAATGACGTCCCCAAGCGTAAACTGTAGCTTCGGTAATTCTATCTGAAGTTGCCGTAACTGTTGGAAGTGTATTGTATCCCGAACCCGGAATAGTCATTGTTATCTCTCTAATCTGACCATCAATAACTGCTGCAACACCTGTTGCACCTACTCCGCCACTTGTAGGAGTAAACGTAATAGTTGGTGCTGTTGTATAACCTTGTCCACCGTTAACTACTGTTACACTTGCAATCTGATCTCCTGTTGGATCTCCGTTAACGTTAGCTACTCCAAACACTGCTGTTAATACAGCGCCTTCGCCGCCTAGTCCGCCAACTGTTGCTGTAGCCTCTGCACCTTCACCGCCGCCATATACTACGTCGGTCCATGCTAGGTTGCCAGTTAAAGCGCCTGCATCAGCCCATGTAATTCCGTCTGTTGAGTAATTAGTAATTGTTCCTGACGCTTCAACAGCAACAAATTTGCCATCTCCGTATGCAACTTCTTGCCAATCAGCACTTGTTGCTAATGTTCTCGCAGTAGCAGTATAACCTGGTGCTGTATAAGATATTTGTGGTTCAATAATATAACTAGTTGTTAAGTCAAGTGCACCAACAATTGCTGTACCTGGAACTACGTGATCCCAACCTGCTGCACCTGTTGATGGTTTAGTAACTGTAGCAATCTTACTACCAGTACCATAGGTAGCAATGTTTGCAAATTGTCCAACACCTGTACCAGCAACAATTTGTATTCTCATACCAACGTATGCTGCACTTAATGCTTGGTCTGTAGCTGCAATAGTAATTTGTGTTGTGTTACCACTTTGTGCTGCGTTACTTGCTGTAACGTAACTTGATCCACCTGTGCCTTCGGAGTTATTAATATCAATAATTCTTGTTTCAAATGTACTAGCATCTCTAAATTCATCTGCAATTGCAGCAGCATTATAGCCTGCACCGTTAACAACATGTAAACTATTTGAATATCCTGATCCTGCATTTCCGAACTCAAGTCTTAATACTTCAGTAGTAGCATCTGTAATTACATCAGTAATTTGTGCTTGTGCTCCTTTGTTATTAATAGTACCAACAATTGGCACTTCTGCACTTGATACACCTTCAGCAATAACTCCATATGTACCATATGAACTGTTACCGTTAGTAGCACGTATACGTCCACCTAGTTCTGCAAGATATCCTGCATAGCCATAATAGTTAAACACTGACACAAGCTCTGTTAATGAATCTGATCCAGTACACCATACACCAATACCATCACTGATAATAGTTGTAAAGTCGTTCTTAACCATTGACTTATTACCGCCATTATGCAGTCCTGAATCAATTTTAGCGCCAGTACATCCTGTACCAAACATAGTAACGTTCTGTGAATAATGCGAACGTGTTAGTACCCATACTGCTTCATCATTTGGTCCCCAACCTGGATCAAGTGCAACAAATGCTCCTGCTGTAGGACGCTTAGTATAGTAATCATTCTCTTCTGATAAATCTCCGTCTAGTCCACTTAGTGTACAGTTTCTTAAACCACATGCGTTTCTTGTTCTAAACATATCTGAGTATTCTGAACCATCTACTGCATTAACATATAGTTCAGCAGCTCTAGTTGATTTATAATTACTTGATCCATTTAAATCGTCTACTAGTGCAGTAACATACTCTCGCATATCTCTCTTACATAATGCTGCACTAAATGCATAACGCACAGTACATGAAGATGATGTTAGTGTTGTTAGAGATACTTCAGTTGTATCTGTACGTAGAAGTTTTACAGTAAATGTAGTAAGACTTGGTGTTGTAAACACATAGTATGTTACGTCATCTGCTGTGCCGCCAAATGCGTTAGTAAATACAACTGGATCACCTACTCTTAAGTTATGATTTGTACTTGTTGTATATACGTTAGAAATAGCAGTAGCATCAGTAACTAGTCCGCCAAAGCTCTGTGTAATCCACGCAGTTGCTTCACTAGCCAAGTATTCTGTATTTGCTTTAAGTATTTCAGCAGCACGATGCATTGTAGAATTATTATAATATGTCATAGTACCGTAAACTTCTGGAGTTTCATTAATACCTTTATCAATTAAGTTAATAATTGTTTTCATATTATGTTTAGTTGTTTTTAATGAAGCAGCATCAGTTGCTACAATGTCAGTAACTAATTTATACAACTGTCTCATAGATTGCAATGTTGGTTTACGTTGTAATCCAGTAATTGCTAATTTTGCTTGTGCTTGATGATATGCCATACCTGCTTTAATTGAACGGAAGTTCGATCCTAGCATTAAGTCATTAGCAAGAGCGTCAATTATACGACCAACGTCTCTTTCACAAGTTGCAGCATTATAAGTCAAGTTTGGATAGTTAGTATTAATAAACACTGTAATAGCTGTAATTGTTGCTGCTCTTGCAGATATTAATAGTCCAGCCTGTGTTACCTTTGTAGAGTCTACCCAAGATGTACTTGGAAGAACTTCAGTAATTGTTGTTTTATCATCAATGTATTGAATTAATGCTTGTACTTTAGTGTTTGTTAGACCAGCAGTAGTTGCATCGCCTGTTAGACCAGTTATACGTGTTACACCTGTTTGTAGTGCAGTATAAGCAGTTCCGCCTTGGGCAATGTCTGCAATAATTGCCTTCATATTACCGTATGCTGCTATTGTTGCTACTTTATCAGCAGCAGTAATTTGCAATGCACCAGCACCTAAACTACCATCAGCTAATGTTTGTGCATAGTACGCTAGTGCTGCTTGGCGTGTTGCAAAGTTGCCACCATAAGTCAAGTCATAACGTAGTGCATCAACAATGAAGTCAATGTCTGCAATACAACCATCTGCACTATGTATTATAGCTGGATAGTTAGTTGCAATATATTGTAATGTTTCTCTAGCAATAAACGCTTTGTTCTGATGTATTAGTTTAGCACCTGCATAATCTTGAGCGTCAACACCAGTGTAGCTAGGCCAAAGAGTATTTACTTTGGCGCCGCCTTTTATTGTTCCAACAATATCGTCAACAGTTTCACTAACTTGTGCTATTGCTCCGCCTGATGCTACTGCTTTAGTTTTATATTTTAAGAACTTAACTAGTCCTAGTGATGCTTTCTTCTGTGTAGTAAGTACAACTGTGTTGGAAGCTAATGCTCTATGATAGCTTCTTCCAGTAACAATTGCTGCAAAGTTACTACCAAACATCATGTCGTATGCTAATGCATCGATCATGTATCCAATGTCTCGCGAACAAGTTGCTTGATTAAATGTTAAGTCTTGGAAGAACTTTCTTACATATACTAAACCGTCACTTTGAATTTCAGCTTTGTTAGTTAGTAGTCTGTTTGCGCCCGCTACTAAGTTTGCTTCTACTTGTGTTGTAGTAGGAGCAATAGTTGCGTTTTCAACGCCATTGTTAATATTATCAACAACATCTTGCATTCTTGCTTGTGCAAATGTTGCTGCGCCAGCACTACCTGCTGTTCCTGTTGTGTCTTGTGTTTCAGTGTTTCCTGTTTGAGCAGTTACACTAGCTTTAGTAACAATGTCATCTAATATAGATTTAATATGTCCATATGCTGCCACTGTTGCTGCTTTTTCAAGTGCCGTGCCGCCATTAAAATTAATAAAAGTAAAGTACGCTCTGCCACTTATTATTGACTGTGTGTTGCCGCCATATGTTAAGTCGTAACGTATAGCATCAAGAATGTATCCAACATCACGCTGACATGTTGCCTGTCCTGTTGCACCTAGTGCTGCCCAAACAGCCGCATAATTTATTTCAATATACTTACTAACGTCTGCTTTAATATATGTAGCGTTTAGCCCAACTAGTCTTGCTGCGTTCATAAATCCAGCTGCAATGTTTGACGGAAGAGGCATAACTTCAACAGGTACCGAATCAGCACCATTATTAAATATATCTGATATAGTATTTGCACTAAGCGTAATTCTATCACTAGCAACAGTATTACCAGTTAAGTTTGTAATACCTCTTGCTGATTCTGTAACTGCTCCGCCAACGTATCCAATAATACCAATAGTTGGTTGTAGCTGCGAAGCAACAACAACTTGTGAGCTAGCAATTGCTCTATAGTAACTCATTGCATTCCATATTGATAGGAAGTTACTGCCAAGTACTAAGTCATATGCTAGTGCATCAACAATATATCCTACATCACGTGAACATGTTGTTGCATTAAATGATAGTGTTGGATAAGTATCAATTACCCAGTTAACAGCAGATTCTTGTATATGAGCTTTAGCTGCTTGTACATTTGCAAAGTCGGCTTGTAGTGCTGCACTTGCCCAAGTAATTACAGGTGCTACTGTTGTTGGTGTTGTACCAGTATCAATTGTATCGTGTATTTCTTGAATTCTTGTTTGTGCAAATGTTGCTGCCGCTGCACTACCTGCTGTGCCACTTACAACTTGTACTTCGGCATTTGCTGAAGTTTCTGTCCACCCTGCTGTATTACCAGTAACAATGTTATCAATAATATCTTTAATACGTAGCTGAACTGCTTTAGCAGGATCTTCGCCGCTCACTTCAACTAGTACACCGTTTGCATAGTATGAACGAGCATTAATAACTGTACCTAAATTACCACCGTAAGTTAAGTCAAATATTATTGCATCAACTGTATATCCAACGTCGCGTTCACACTTTACACGGTTATCGCCGGCATATGCGAATCCGTTAAACGGAGATGTTGATGCTGCAATCTGTGCATCGACCCAGGCACTAATTTCTTTTTGTATGAATACTTTGTTTGCAATAAGTAATCTACGAGCGTTAAAATATCCTGCATCCATACCAACTGGATCTGGAAATACTGCTGTTGGTAATGTTCCAATTCCAGATGTAAGTATTTCTGTCATTACGCCAAGGTTAGCAGTTAATGTATCTGTACCCTTAGTTTCAATTTTAACAAGCTCACTTAGATAATTAATAGCACCAGTAGTTTCTAATAGCTGACTATTAATTACTACATTAGTACTTGTTATTCCACGTCTGTAAGACTTACTTGCATTAATAGAAGCATAGTTACTTCCTAACATGGCGTCATTGCCTAGTGCATCAATAATGTATCCAGTATCACGTGTACATAGTGTTTCGTTAAATGTTAAATCAGGATAGTTATTTTTAATCCAAGAAATAACAGATGCAGCTATAGTTGTTTTTGCAGATTGTACAGCAGTAACCGCTGACACAATACGTGGATTTACGTGAGTTGTACTTGGTTGTACTAGTGCAGCTTCAACTCCTGTGTTAATTGTAGTACGAATCTGTAGTAATGCTGCTACTGCAAAGTTTGATGCTGCTGCTGATCCTGCTGTGCCGCTTACGTCTTGTACTTCGGCATTTGCTGGAGTTTCTGTCCATCCTGCTGTATTACCAGTAACAATGTTGTCAATGATATCTCTAAGTCTATCTTGTACAGCTAATGCTCTTAGTTTTGAATCAGCAGTACCGATGTATGCGCCTAGTGTATAGTAAGCGCGAGCTGCAACACTAGTTTGTAAGTTTCCGCCATATGTTAAATCATATGAAACAACATCAACTATATTTCCAGTATCACGTTCGCAATCTGCTTGCGCTTCTGCATCATAAGTAAATCCAGCAAACGGAGCAATTGATCCTGTTACTTGTGCTGCAATCCAAGCACTAACTTCTGCTTGTAAAAATGCTTTGTTAGCATTAATAAGTCTACGTGCATTTAAAAATCCAGCATCGTATTCAGTTGGGTCAGTTAACACAATAGCAGGCACTGTTCCGCCTTTTATTATAGTATTCATCATAGCAACATTGCTATTTACTGACGGTTCTAAAATACTTTCATGTGAATCATAAACATATGCTTGTACTTCTGTATTACCAGTAGTACTGTAAATTTTAGTATTACTTAATAAGTTAGGAACAAGAGCCTTCATACGTCTAATAGCTGATATCGATTTTGCTGTATCTTTAGATAATGTAGCTATAGCAGGCTGTGGGCGTATTACTGTACCACGGAGTTCGTCTCCTACTACTGCTGTGTTTTTTGGAATTACGATTGGTAATACTTCAAAGTATGTACCTGTCTTAACTGCAATAGTATTAGTTGCAAAGACAGCTGCCGGAATACCAGTCTTTGATCCAACATATATACCATCTGTTACTACACTTAAAAGTGTATTAACTTCGGCTATAATATCAGTGTCTTGTATATATGTTGTTGCTGATGTAAAGTGTTGCTTAGGTCCGTTATATACGCCATTCTTAGCTTGGTAGCAAACTGCTGGCTTGTTTTGTACTACGTCAATAACAAGATCTTTCATATAATTATATGATGCAATTGTTTGTGTTAGCTGTTGTCCAAAGTTAGAGTTAATGTATGCAGTTCCTGCCACAGTATAATATGCTTGTGCTGCTATTGTGATTTCTTCGTTTCCGCCGTGTCCAATATCAAATACTAATGCATCAACTATTTTTCCTGTATCACGTTGGCATTTATCATAGTCATATGATAATGCTCCAGTCATAGTACCAGTTTGATCAGTAAGCTGAATAAGTGTTCCGCCTGCTGTTGCACTAATAGTGAATGTAGTTGCATTAATGATAGTTTTTACAAAATACTTTGTTGCTGCTGTGACTCCGCCTACAGTACCAGTAAATTCAATAGGCATATTAGCTGTTAAGTTTGCAGTACTAGCACATGTAAATGCATCTGTAGCTGCAACCGAAGCAGTAATATCAACAGAGTAAGTATAAGTTACCCAGTTACTAATTTCCTTCATAATAAACTGTTTGTTCTTTTTCAAAACAGTAGTAGATGTTCTATTTAAATATCCATCTTCAACTTGCTTTGCAGCAAATCTTACAGTCTTCCAAGGCTTGTCAACAGTTAGTCCCCAACCATCGCCTACACTGTCTGTACCAGTAGTTGAAACATAAACTAAGTTATTAACAATTCCATAATACGACCAAGTAGGATATCCACTCTTAACTCTTAAAATCTGTCCATCTGTACCAACTGGTAGTCTTGCTGGACCATTAGCACTATAATAATATGTGTCGCCGTCGGTTGTAAGAATTGATGATTCTGATCCAGCTGCTAGTAAGTTCCAATATGCTGCTGCTGTGTCTACATCTGGTCTATTTGTTCCTGCATTAGCAACATGTCCTGCAACACAGATGTAACTGCTCTTTGCAAAGAATACAATGTCGCCTTTGTTATATTGTGTTGTTACTGTCCAAGTTACTGAAATGCCTGCAACTGTTGCAGCATTAATTGTACCGCTGTCTACTGAAGTAACTGTAATTACTATATCATTAGCTGGGCTTAATCCACCAAGTGCTGTACCAGCAATGCTTAATGTATTTCCATCAGCAAACCCTGACCCGCCATTTGCAATAGCAAGAGAATACGCAGTTCCTTGTCTAGTAATGTTAAATGTTGCGCTTGATCCTGAGCCAGTTACTGTTGTTGCTGCAACTGCTGAAAATACTTGACTAACATTAGTATAATTCATTCCAGAATTAAGTAAGTCCCAATATGAATTGTTTGGTGGTAGATTACCTGTAGTATCTGCTTTTGCAAGATAAACATATCCGCCTAAGCGTACAACATCACCTACTAAGTAAGCAGTTGAAGTATCCCAGTCACTTCTAAAATTAAATCCTGTTGTATAAACGTTCCAGTATGATGTTGCAGTTACTGGATTTTGACCAGTATGATTTTGACTAGAAATATATGAGTATCCACCATATATAACAGTGTCTCCAACTTGGTAAACTGTGCTGTTTGACCAAGTGTTTTCAAACTGCATACCTTCAGTAAAGATATCCCAATTGGAATCATTAAAGGCAGCTTCTGATGTATGCTGAGTTTTACATATCCATGTACTTGCACCATACTTAACTACATCGTTAATACGATAACGTGTAGTACCGGCATATGCACCTAAGTATGTAATGCCTTTGTTAAACTCGTCCCACTTAGATTGGTCTGTTTCCAAACCGTCTGCTAAGGTAGCGGCAGATGTGTGATACGTGTTACAAACATAAGTGATACCGCCATATGATACAAAATCATTTACGCGATATCGTGTTCCAGTTGACCAAGAACCTTCCCAAGAAAATGTTGCTGCAAAGGCATCCCATTTAGATTGATCAGCTTCTAGCCCTATTGCTGTTGTTGCAGCAGAAGTGTGCGCTGCTGTTGCAACATACACTGTTCCGCCATACTTTACTTGGTCGCCCAAATTGTAATATGTGTTTGTTGCCCAGTTGCCTGTCCAGGTCGTGCCGCCTGCAACTAAGTTCCAGTAAGTAGGATTATCTGCTAAGTCTGTTGTGAATAGAGTCCTTGCAGTGTGGTTTTTAACACACACATAGCTTTGGCCGCCATTACTAATAACATCATCTACAACGTATCCCGTACCTGTTGTCCACGCACCCTGCCAAACAAATTTTATTCTACCTAATTTAAATTCTGCCATTTTAGCTCCATCAATTCTTTACTATTGTTATTTATCTTATTATAAAAACATGGGTTATAAACATGTCTTTAACGTACCCAACTATTCACAAAATGTTGTAATGCCATACCGTCGCCGTCCCAGCCAGTAAACTGTCCTTGGAAGTTTGATGTTACCGGCATATTAACTACCGATCCAACGTTGCCGTTTGGTATAGTACTTGCTATTTTATTTGGACCACCTACTAGAACAGTACCAGCAATTAACTGTCCTGTAAATGTGTTTGATCCACCCTGACTTAATCTTCCTTCTAAGTATGCTTTAACTGCTCGCTGTGTTGGAATAATTTCATTACTGTTAGCAACAAAGGTATCATCAACACTAAACTGCCTAATAATAACTGATGCGTTACCAATAGAAACACCACCTAGTGATAATGTATCCAGTCCTGATAATCCAAACTGTGATGCACTAATTGTTACAATACCAGTTGCTTGTTCAACTGCAAATAAGCTACCAACTTTAAAGTTACCATCTTGGTCAGTTGACACATAAAACACTCGTCCAAAGTTTATTTCAACAGCTTGGTCTTGTGGCGATAATACCGTGTCAACTGGTACTCCAGGATATCTTGATTCTAACTTTGTTCCAAAACCTACATTCAAGAAGTCGTGTCCTGTTAAACGTGCTTGACTATATTTGGTTCTAATTGAAATTGCAGAGTCATGTATAGGACTATCTTGAGTTGTAAGTTCTGGTGATACTCTAAGATTAGCTTTAATGTTTGGTGCTACTGTTCCAAACACAACTTCTGCGCTAGTAACTTTATAAATTTCATCTACTCCAGCAATAATTAAGTTATCTCCTGGTCCAGGTAATCTATCTAAATCGTCAACAGTTAATTGTGTTCCTGTTTGGAAGGTATCCGCATATCCACCACCATTAATTATAATTGAAGTAGAGTTTGTATTATACCCTGTACCTTTATTAAAGAATGACGGATTAGCTAGTGTGCCATTACTGGATCTAATTTCTGTACTTGCTGGAACAGTTGCATTTGGATCTGTAATAGTTATAACAGGTACAGTAGCATAGTTAGACCCAGGTTCCCACGTACTTATCGATGTTATTTTTCCTGAACTTACTGTAGCTCGACCTTTTGTTCTTGCTCCAGCTTGTACTTTACTACCTGCCCATGTATCAGTTCCGCCAATTGTAACCCAACTTCCTTCATACGTTAGTCCTGTCCAACCAAACGCAACGTCAGCATATGTATCATCTGTGGCAGCCCAAGATTTCCAAATTACACCATCTTCACTAGTCCAGCCTGCTCCGGCTGTTGTTGATAATGCTAAAAATACACCTTGTCCGTATTCAATTTTTCCTGCTGCAATTGAATATGGTGATGATAGCCAATTTATTCCGTCTACACTATAAACAGATTTTGCTGAGGTTGTTGAACTTGCTATAAACAATCCGTTGCCTGCAGACACATCTGTCCATTGTCCAGCTTCTGGTAAAGTTACTGTAGTCCAAGCAATGCCATTTGTGCTGTATGCTGCATATTGGCCAACACTAGCATTTGCAGTACCGCTGTCTATAGTAAATGTAAGAACTTCTCCTGCAGTACCACCAAGTCCTCCGTCTCCAACGCCGTTTATTGATATTGCTATATCATTAGCTGGACTTGTGCCACCTAATGATGTACCCGGAATTACAATGTCATCTCCGTCGGATGGTGAAGCGCCAAGCACATCTCCAGCATATCCAGATCCAAGTTGGCCTTCAGTAAGCGTAACTTCAGCAGTTGTGTAAGTGCCGCCAAATTTAACTACTACATCAAATTGTACTCCACTACCACCGCCTCCGGTTGCAGCAACACCGCCAAATGTTCTTCCATCTGCTACTGTTACATATGTACCTTCGTTGTATGCAACACTTGTCCAACGTGCAGCGCCTATGCCTGTACCAGTAGTCCAATTTTTTCCGCCGTTTGTTGAATATGCTGCTGCTGCTGTTCCGCCAGCATCGCTTGCTACTGCTACAAACTTTCCATTTCCGTATACCAAACCTGACCATTTACTAACTGATGTAATTAAAGTATCACGCCAGCCGTTACCATCTGCTTTTGAATATATAACTGCTGACCCTGCATCAGCTTGTGCGCCATCTGCCGAAAGCATTACCCAATAGCCGTTTCCGTAACAGACGCTTGACCAAATTTTACTTGTTGGTAGTGTCACTGCTGTCCAAGTTGCTGCATCTGATGACACAACTGCTGTCTCACCGCCGTTTGCAACTGCCATAAACTTTCCATTACCGTAAGCAATCGATGCGTATGTGTTTGCGCCTGCAGAAGGTAATGTATACGGAGTCTGCGATACTGACGGAGCAGCAAAGTCGATCCTTGGTTCAATAAAGTACACTGTTGAATTGTCTAGTGCAGTTTCAACTTCAGTACCCGGATTAATATGATCCCAGCCTGCTTCACCTAAATTCATCGATCCCGTTCTAGTTTGTAGTGTTACTACAGTTCCGCCCGATGTGTCACTAACTGTGAATGTTGTTCCGCTATCAATAGTTTTTACAAAATACGTAGTACCTGTAGCAACGCCTCCAAACATTGACGACGAGTAAGTAGCTATCATACTACCATACCCGTATGCAATAGTTTCTGACGCTCCGGGTGTTGTGCCACCGTATGCATCTGCTGCTGTACTTAATACTACTTCGGCACCAACCGTCTTTACTTGCATTGCACCAGAAGCTGTTGCTAATGATACTGCTGTGCCGCTTGGAGTAGTTGATACTGTCATCGATGTTGCGTCATTAACAGCAAGTACATAGTAAGTTGTTCCAGCAGTTAACCCACCAAATGCATTACCTACAAATTGTACAGGTGCATCTGCTATGTATCCACTTGTAGAAGTCACTGTAACTAAGTTAGTACTAGCTTCAGTTGCGGTAACTGCTGTTGATATTAGTGCATCTGTGACAGTAATGTTTGTTGCGTCAACAAGTTCTCTAACATAATATTTTGTTCCGCTAACTAGCCCACCTGTAACATTTCCTGAAAATATAATCGGATTCATTGCTAGCACATTTGGACCAGTAGTGTATGTAATTTTATTTGTAGTTACAGTTGTTGCAGTTACAGCAATATTTACAATTTGTGCAGATATTGAAAATGTAGTTGCATCTATAACATCGTGTACATAATACTGCGAACCAACAGAAACTCCGCCAATTGCAGTTCCTGTAAACTGTAGCGGCATATTAGGAAGCATGCTAGTAGTTGGGCCAGTTAATAACTTATCGTAACCTGGGAATTTCATAGTACAAATTTGTGTATCATCTTCGCTATCGTTATTTAATTGTAGCGCTGATCCAAATGGCGTAGTAGTAATTCTAATAGTAGTACCATCTACAATTTCTTTAATGTAATATGTAAAGTTAGTAGTTAGTCCGCCAAATGCTGTTCCATAAAATCTTAAAGGCATATTAACTGTCATTGAAGCAGTCGATTCAAATAGCAATGTATTATCTGAGCCACCAGTTGTAGCAATTACATTTAGTTGTTTGTAAGCAGTATCAGTAATAGTTGATTTATAATAAGTTGGAATAAATTCAACTGGTTGATTTAAAAATAAGTTACCTGTGGTAGCAGTGCCTACAGTAATTAAGTTTGTTGATGTTGTAGTCCCAGTAATATCTAATAATGGAAAAGTTTCTTTCATTACGTTTGCAATTTTTGTATTTATGTCGAATTTTGATACAAATCCATATTGTCCTGCACCTGTACCACTTTGTAGGAATGCTCTCATGCCTACATACTGTGTTGCTGTGCCTTCATCTGCACCAGATAATGTAACAGTTGTTGTATCTCCTGCTTGAGCGTTGTTTGAAGCAACTGAATACTTACGTCCACCTGCTCCAATACCAGTGTCAGTTAAGCGTGTTTCAAATACTGCTCCTGAACGGATCTCGTTACCAACTAAGTCAGCTCCGGTTCCTGCACCAATAACACTAAAGTCTGCAAATGATGTTGGCATATTTGTGGTTGTATCTAAGTAAAAAGTAGGTGCCGTTGCATACTGTAACTGTGCTCCGTAGAACTCAGCACTTGCTGAAACTCCTGTTTTACCCCTTGGATACATTCTTATAGTTAACGTATTGTTTAGTGCGTTTGCATCATGGAAGGTAAACCATATTCGTGTCCAACTATTTGGCAATTCTAGTCTTCCGTATTCAACTGGAGTAAATCCGTTATTTGCTGAAGTTGCTATAAACGCCTTAGTACTAAAACTATAAGAAACAGAACTAGTTACTGCACTAGTGCCACTATATATTGCATCAATATCAATTGTACTAGAAGTTCCTTGTTTAACATATATACTAAATGTTGATTTAAGATCACTGTTAGTAGGAACTGTTCCCGATACTGTTACTCCAGTAACTCCGCTTCCTGCTAGTCCAGATACAGTTAAAAAACAATCATTTACGCCGTCGATGCCGCCTAGTTGACTTCCTAGTACACGCATTTGATTACCAGTCACATAACCCGAGCCAGCCGCAAATACTTCAGCAGTATATGCACTTGCACCGACTGTGACATTAAATTGCGCTGAAACTCCAGATCCTGTTACGTTTAACGTTGATAATGCATCATACACAAATCCTGTTGGAGTAACACTTACTGCTTGCTCTAGATATCCTTCTACAGCATTACTAGTTGTTCCAGTTATTGTCCAAGCATTTGCTTCAGCTTGTGGAGAAAACACGTTTTGTTGTATTGTTACCTTACTATCGTTTGTCCAAGTTTGTAAAAAGTTATTACTATACTTGAGCATGTTAGTTGTTTGTTCATAATACCCCGAACCAGCATTTGAGTATTGCATTGAAAGTAGTTCAGCGTTTGCGCCAAAGGCACTTTGTACACTTGCTTGTACTTGTGCAGAGCGATTATTAACAGTTGCAGTAATAGGAATTTCAGTATTGTCATAGCCTTCTGCAACTACGCCAAATGTACCATATGAACTGTTACCGTTAGTAGCACGTATACGTCCACCGTCTTCTGCAAAATATCCTGCATAGTTATAATAACCAAATACAGATACACACTCTGTTAATGCGCTTGGTCCTGTACACCATACGCCGATGCCATCTGATAGTACTTGAGTAAAGTCATTACACACAATAGACTTGTTACCGCCATCGTGTAAGTATCCGTCAATTTTTAATCCAGTACATCCGTCACCAAAGTTAGTAACGTTTTGTATGTAGGGCGAGCGTCTTTTAATCCATACACTTGTATCTGTTGGACCTGTTCCAGGGTCTAGTGAAACATATGCGCCACCTGTTGGTCTTTGGGTGTTAAAGGCGTTCCTTGCAGTTAAAAAGCCAGCTAGTCCTTGTAATGACATATTTCGAATGCCAGTTGCGTCTCTTACATGGAACATGTCTTTTAAGCAATCGCCGGCATACACTGTCATAAATCCTGTGCCAGTAGTAAGTGCAACATCTGTGCCATTAACAGTTAGTGCAATGGTTATACTTTTAGTTGCTATGTTAACGTCTTTGACATAATAAGTCTGACTTAATACAATTCCGCCAAAGTCTTCATTTACGTTTGCAGTAAAGAATTGTATAGCCTGGCCTGTTACTACGTTTGTTAATGCTTGAAGTACGATTGTATTGTCTGCTGCACTCGACGAAACTGCTCCAGTGTATACTGATGCTTTTGGAAAAACAATTGTTCCACGTAGTTCGTCACCATTAAGTGCAGTATCTTCAGGCACTTTAATTGGTAGAGTTTCAAAATACGATCCAGTCTTAACTTGCACAGTATATGTATATGAAGCATTTGGAAGAGGTATAGATGTTTTATCTTCATTAGAAATAGCATTTGTAACAATTGCAAATAGTGCAGTTACATCAATTGCTGCTTGAGTTTCGGCTGTAGCTAATGATAAATTTTGTTCTATTAATCCTGTTGGTGCTGTTGATACTGCCCATAGTACCGAGTTTAGTGCATCAGGTAAAGGACCTACTGTATCAGCTGCTAAACTAATATACCATACATCATTGTAAAGTACTTTTGCATCTAGTGCATATGTAGTTGCAGCACTCCAAGCATAGCTACCGTTCAATACTTGGTAGTTAGTATCTGGAGCAACAAGATTAAGTGTATTAGAAGCAAGTAGAGAAAGTCGACTTAACGCTGCAACAATAAACGTCTTAGTTGCTTCTGTTCCTGCTGAAGCAAATGTAGTATTAGATTCTATTGCAAAATATGCGCTTGCAGCAAATACAGTTTTAGTATTAGCATGGACTAATCCAGTAGCATCGTCTAAGCGAGTAATGTCCCATAATATTGCATCTAGTACAATCCTAGCATCACGTTTTGTAGAAACTGCATTAAATACTGAGCTTGAAGTAAATGGATCACTATTATTTGCTACTTTCCAAACCATCCATTCATACATTTCTTCTACTATAAATTCTTTATTTGCTTTTAATATTGCCCTAGCATTTGGATTTTGTGTTCCGTTTTCAATTTGCTCGCAGGCGTACTTAATCGAGCCGTATGGTTTATCAGGATCATTTCCGCCAGTAGCTGCGTCAACTCCGTCTGGGGAGACATAATAAACATTAGGAACAATTTGTATATTTTTCCATTCTAGTTCTTTTGATTCAGCTTGTAGTACATAATCTTCTGTTGATCCTACTGCTACTTGAACTCCAGATTCATCTAGTGGAAGAATAGGAACTGGAATATTTACGTCATTTAATCTAGTAACAATGTCGCCTACTGTATTACCTGCATTTTCTTTAGCATGGTCTATAAGAGGTGCCCAGTATACAAACTGTGTATCTAAGTCTGGTCTTGTTGGTGCGCCCGATGCATGTTTTTGTATACAGCGATATGTACCATTCCCCCAAATTACTATGTCAGCTGGTAAGTACGTAGCACTATCAGTCCAAAAATTAGTATGCCTAGTAGACTGTACTAGTATATTCCAATAAAGATAATTTAATCCAACAAAGTCAATTGTGTTGTTACCTTGTAGAGCAACATCTGGTACTTGACTAATTTGAATAGTATTAATATCGTCAACAGTTACAATTGTTTGTCCTGCATATAATCCTGTACCAATTAATATCATGCCTGGCTTTAATCCAGCAGTACTATCTAATTTTACAGTTTTTCCTGTAGTTCCTGTTTCTACAATAGTAGCAGTAACACTATATGTTGAAGGACTTTCGCCTAGACTGTCTGCTGTTGCAACATAAGATGTTCCGCCTTCATATACTACGCTACCAATTTTATATGCTTGGTCTCCCATCCATTCAGATCTATATTCGTATCCTTCAGTAACAACGTCCCATAACGATGTACTGTCATCTTGTAATCCTGAAGATGGAATATTGTTAACATTATTAGATACTAAGTTACGATAAGAATAACCACCGTATGCTACCACATCACCAATTTGATACGAGACTGAATTGGACCAATCACTTTTAATAGAAGTGCCCGGCTGCCATAATGCCCACTTAGAACTAGTACTATCAGATAGTGTACTATCATCTGGACCATCGCCAGGTACATTAAAGTCAAAAGGAATAACTCCAGTGTGTCCGTCAGTTGCAATGTATAAATCAGCGCCGTTTCTTACAATATCATTTCTTTTATATCTAATATTTTCAAGCCATTGGCCTTTGTATTCAATACCGTCATTAACGATTTCCCAGGCGCCAAGTGTACTATCATCACCATCTTGTTGGTCATAGTAACCGTCATCTTGAGAAGCATAGTTTAAGTTTACTTCTATTCCTAAATCTGTTGTAGCAGCAGAAATATGATTAAATGTACATCTATAAACTATGCCGCCATAACGTACAATATCACCAACGCCATAAACAGTACTAACTGTCCAAGCATTATTCCATTTATCAAAACTAGAATATGTAGTCCAGTTTTCGCTAGTAATTTCTTGTGCTGCACTTGTATGAGGAGTAGTACAAATATATACAATACCACTATACTTAACTATATTACCTAAAGAATAAAATGTGTTAGGTAGCCACTCGTTTTTCCATATTTTTCCGTCTATAGTTAATAACCAACGAGGAGTACTTGCACCGCCGCCTGTGACATAGTTTAAATCATCATAAAAGTTTGCCTGTGCAGTGTGTGGCTCCATACATATATATGTTTTACCATTGTATTGTATAACAGCATCTCTGTTATAAACTACAGCAGTGGCCCACTCGCCTTTCCATGTATATCTTAATCTACCAATTTTAAATTCTTGTGCCATTTCTATTTCCTCTTAAACTTTTGCATCATCTGGGTAAATGTATTCTTGATTCAATCTAACAACAAACTCACCGTTATCATTTATATAGTAAAAAACATTCCTACTACCCCAACGATATTGATCATATTCTAAATTACTGTAAGGTCTACTATGATCTGATTCTAAGCGTCCGTCAAAGAAATCAACTCCGTATTCAAACTCTTTGAAATCATTTTCATTTAATCCCGGATTGTTAATTGTAACAGTATCTTGATCCTGTAATTGGTCTACTTTAGCAAAAAATAACATACCAGCCTCGTCTCTCTTAATTGCGTAAAAGAATCTACTAGCTGCATCACCTGAGGCATCTGCCGGATTACTTCCTAAATAAAATGTTGACATTATACTTTCCTTATGTTATTTCTACGTAGCTTAGTATGCAATCTAAACTTGCTGTTTGTGTGCATACTACACTTAATTTGTTGTCTGGTGCTAAAATTAACTTCTCGCCGCCATTTAAAACTTTTAATGTTGAGTTAGGCGGAATAATAATGTCTTTTATATAGAACCCTGTTACACTAGTATCATCACTAATTGTAACGCTTCCTAAAACGTTACTTGCAGTAAGGTTAGCCAAGCTGCAACCAATTATAGTTGCTCGCGTTGCCCCATTTGTTACTAGTACGTCAATTGGTACTGTGCCTACTTCATTAATTACTTTGTTTCTAAAAAACGTTGCCATTTATCTCATCCTTATCCGAATATTACTGCCATTGTAATAGCAATATCCTCAGCATCAATTGCTGTTATTGATCCACTTGAACCTGCTACACTTACCCACGATGTTCCATCAAATACTTCAACTCTAGAGTCTTGACTATTAAATCTCATCATTCCAGTTTCACGATACGCTGGAATTGGTCTATTCTCAGAAGTACCAACTGGTAAAACCATACCGTATGTACCATCAAACTTTACATAACCACCATTTGTATTTTCGAATGTAGTTACAGCGTTTGCTGATATGTTAGTTATGCTATTCCCATTAATAGCAAAGTTATCAAATACTACTGATCCTGTGCCGTTAGCTGTAAATTGTAAGTCTGTGTCTGCTGTAATAGTACTTATCACATTTCCGTCCAACTGAATATTATCTACAGTTATTCTTGGTGCGTTAAGTCTAGTAGCATCAATATCTACAATTGTAGCTCCGGATACATTAAATCGTATAGTGTTATCATTTGCGCCATCTGTTAATTCAGCAGTAACTTTTGTATCACCGTCTAAATCTTCTACACCTCTAATGCCGAGCCAAGCAGTTCCGTTATACCCTTCAAATCGTGCTAAGGTAGAGTTAAATCTAATCTGACCAGCTGCTGCTGTAGGACGTTGCGCTGTTGTGCCTACTGGAAGTTTTAATGCTCCAGTAGAATTAATTTTTACATATTGTGTGCTAGGCTGTAATACTAGATCGCCTGTTGTTTCTATAACATTACTATCAAAAGAAAAGTCTTCAAAAACAATCTTACCAGTTCCATTAGCACGTAGTTCAAGATTACTATTACTTACTGTTGTAGTAATAAAATTATCATCTATTAAAATATTACCAGTTGAAAAAGTATTAGCTTGCACAGTACCAGTAACATTAATATTAGCAACAGATAGCGTGCCGCTAACTGCTAGGTCATTAGTTATTGTTACATCATTGCTAGGAATAATAATACCACCGCCACCGTTTGCACGTAATTCTAAATCTGCATTTGATGTGGTTGTTGAAATAACATTACCGTCAACTAGTATTTCTTCAAACTGTACACTTGAGTCAGCAGTAAGTGCTTGCGTTACAGATACATCTCC